AGGTAGTTGCTTCAGCAAGGCTTTTATAAATATATAAGCTACCGTCTAAAATATGTCTTGTAGCTACATTAGAATTTAAAGCTGCTAATTTTTGCAATCCAACTAATGAGTTAGGGTCAGGAGTACTCCCATCTCTTGCTTCGTTTAAACCTGTTACAAGTCTAATTTGATTTAAGTAATGATTATAATTACTTAATAGCATTTGAGTTTTAGCTGCTCCTGATGATGACTGTAATTCTTTTATTGGAACTCTTGCTTGGTTGTAGTCTCCTTCTTGAGTATAACTTCTACCAATAACAGAACCTGTTTGGAAGTATAGCCTTAATGCATCTTCAGGATTGTAGGCATTGCCTGTTCCTAAATCAACTTCACTTAATCCATCAGCATCAATAAAAACTCCATCCGGTACAACTCTCGAAATAACTTGCTGAAGTTTTAAGTGTGTTATCTGAATTAAATCTGCAAATGGAATCATTCGCCTTACTAAAGACTCTATAACACCTTTGTACATTCTTGGTGCAACGGCTACATAGTTAGGTATAGCGTGTTGAGTTGCTGATTGTGGTCTAACCATATTCTCGGCTAATGCCCATTTTAGAATTATGTTAGTACCCATTACCATTACCCCATCATACCATACATCAATAGTCTTAGACTCTTTTGTAAAGTTCCCTTCCTCTTGCATATCAAGAGGTGGATTGAAAGAGTCATCTTTCTCAATCATACTTACATTACCATTGTCTTTTACTTTTCTTTTATAAACTACTTTTTTTGTAGTCTTATAATTAAAGTACATAAGGGTTGCAGTATCTTTAAAAAAGATATCGTTCTGATAGTATTGTGAAGCATTATTATAATCATACCAACCTTGTGCATAGCTTGATATCTCCTGCAAATCTTCATTATTAAGAGAGTGGTCAATTTTAACTAACTCGGTAATTGGGACGTTTTTAACTTCTCCCCAATAAAAACAATCTTTAAAGTGAGGGTCTTCTGTATAGCTAAATACAACATTAGCAGGGTCAACATATCTTAATTTAACACCGTCTCCTGCTAAGAACTCGTGCTTTGCTACAGATATACCTAACACAGTCAAATCATAATCTAACTGTTTTCTTATATCGTTATATTTATTAGACTCGAATATAGTACTTATAGCTTCTTCTTCAGCAATTTCAATTGCAGGTTTGTAGTTAAGCTGCATATATAACTTTAACTCTTCGTCTCCTGCAGGTAGGTCATCCGGGTCCATAGTAAAAGGATTTACTCCGGTTTTTTTCTGAATAACCTCAAGCATAGGCTTTGCTGCCATTTGCCCTTCAATCATTTGCTGATACTTACTTCTCTTAGATTGAGACATAGCATCTTGAGCATACGCTTTCGCATAAAACTCTCTGTCTTGTAATCCATTAACTACAATGTCTACAAACTTAGGTAGAATAGGAACGGGAGTCCAATCCAAGTTTAGATAAGACAAATCTCCGTCTACGGCTAATTCATTTTTATATTTACCTACACCTTGCTCTCCTCTTGCGTACAACTTTAATCTATGGAATTCACTCCAACGACTAAAGAATCTACTACCTGCCCCATCCTTTTTAAACCACTCGTATTGAATAGCCTGTCCTACTTGTAATCCAAATTCGTCTGTAGCTTTCTCTGAATCTGAAACAAATTGACTTGGAAATACTGCAGACGATATGTTTATGTCTACTTTTTTCATCTAATAATTTCGCTATATTTGCCTTTGTTACTATACCTTGCAAAGTTAATCTTTATTTTTGAAACTTTTTTCTCAGGTAAATAGAGGTGTTTCTGTGTTGCCATTATAGCCAAGCCTGAACTAATTGATGCATCATACTTGGTTCTATTGCTAATATCAAACTTTGCCCAATCCTCTAATGTCCTTGTAAAGACCATATCTCCCACATCCATATCTTCTTTCATACCTACACTTGATTCTATGTAGGACTCAATAGCGGAAGCGTGTGCTTGTTTTACCGCTTCACTTGAGTTAGGTATCCCACCTAATTCTTTTTCTGTCTTAGAAAGCTTTATATAGTCCTTGTCGGGTCTATTCATACAAAAGCCTCTATAACCTCTATTCTTAAAATGGTATAACAAACGGGGTTTGTTGTTTTCAATTAGAATCGGCATACCATAAAACACACAAGCCATTAATACATCTTCAAAAAATATCTCTGCCGTTTGCGGTCTCGCTATATATTCTAAGAAAAATTCATTACTTGGTGCCTCTTCCATAGAAAACATCGTCTTCCCGTGTAGTGCTCCATTAGAACCTCCTCCTCCAACTACTCCCGATATATCATAACTATCACAACCAAAAGCACCTATGTGCTCGTTTCCGGGGTGCTTTATTCCTCGTTTATTTATTACCCTGTTTTGTAAGTCTTTATTCGGAGTCCAAGATACTAAAAATCTACCACTGTTATTCGGACTGAAAATAACCTCAGTATCTTTAATCCCATTTTTCCAACTTAACGAACCTCTTGTTATGTGATGTGCTTTAATTAAAGAATCGTTGTAATCTATTTGTTGGTATATTTTTGTAAGATTAAAAATAGACTGTTTGCTTTCATCTCTAAAAGCGTGGGACTCTGTTCTTGGAAATTGTCTGTAAAATTCATTCAAAGCATCGGGGTCGTTCTTAAGAGAATCAACCTCGTTTCTCCAATAGTTCAATGCCCCTTGTTTTATATCCTCATTATCAATACCTAAAATTCTTTCTTTATCGCCCATTTCAAATACAGGCATACCGTATCTATCTATAAAGCCTTCCATATTCCATTCCATTGGGATGAAAAGTGAATATAGTCCGCTTTTAGTTTGACCATTTGCATTTCTTTTTGTTACATCGGAATCTCTATAAAGGTTTTTAAAATTATCACCACCCTTGTCAAGTGCATTTGACGTTGAACCCATCATACATTTACCAATAATCTTGCTCCCTAATCGTAAACAAGTCTTTGTAACTCGCCAATTATTTAAAATGTTGTTCGGCTTTATCCATTTTCCACTCTCATCGTGAACTAATAAAAGTAATTTCTCACCATCATAAGAGTTATCATCAGTGTTCTTCCAATCTATTGTAGTGTCTAACCCAAACAACTCATCGCTGCTAACGTCATACATATTTTTTTTTGTAATTTTTGCAGCAGGGATTCTAAAAGCTAATTCAGTTTTAGGTTTGTCCATACCATCCATAATAGGTTTAAAGAAAAAAGGAAGTCTACTATTAATAGGTACAACTTTGTCTGTAAACATTTTCTTAGCATCACTACCCGTCTTTGACAAGATGCCAACCCTCGAATCTTTTGCAAGTGTTCCTGTGTTAACACATTCAGATGATGACATAAAAGAAAAACCTGAACGTCTTATCTTTAAGTAAATCATTCCAAAACTTCTTGTGTCTGCTTTAGAAGCTTCCCAATAAATATAAAGTAATCTGTTAGCCTCTCTAAAATCAGGATACCCAATATCAATAGATGCCCACTGTAAATACATATAGTGAGACCCGGTTATATATGTTGGCACACCCTTGGACATAAACCAAAAGCCTTGTTCTCTTCTATCAAACTCCTCTTCAACATAGTCAACCCACCTATCCTTAAATGATGAGTCCATTTCGTTCCACTGAAATATAGACTGTATTTTATCTAATGCTTTTGGAATAATCTCACGCTCCCAATATTGTTCTTCGGGATTTTTGTGTCTTTGAAGACACTTTTTTGGAACTGCAGGAAGTGCTATTCTAAGTCCACCTATATTTATAACATCTCCTATCTGACCGTTATTAGATATAACGACAAAATCATACTTAGAGTCGTACCCGTATTTCCACGTTTTAGCCTTGTTCTTAGACGTTAAAACGTTTTTTGGTACAACACCCTCGAGAGTATTATATAAGCTATTTAGACCTTCTTTCTGCAAACCCTTGTTTAGTATCAGTTTTACTCGCTCCTTTCTCTAAGGATTCGATTGCTTCTCTTTCAGATTCAATTCTATTTAGAATCTCAAATGCATCAAATATAGCCAACTTCTTTGTTGCTGCTGCATTCTTTAACTTATCAGCCGACAAGTCATCTTCAGGGTCGTGTTTAATAATCTGCTCCTTCGCTACTTTTATCAGTTGCTCCACTGCCCGGTGACCTGCTTCTATTATTTTTAATTTTATTTCTTTTGTGTTCATTTCTAATACGTTTAGCATTCTTCAACGGATAGTCCTGCTCGTTCCATTCGTCTTCCCAATAAATATACTTACTCATAATAACTTCTTGTATCTGTATGATGCCTGTAATTTACCACAATCTCTTCGTCAATCTCTATATCTCTTTCTGCAATCAAAATCATATCGTTGTTATCTTTAAAGTAATAAAATTTTGCGTTGTGTTTTTTAGAGTGATTTGTATACCTACCTGCTAAACTACGAACCCCGTCAATAATTCCGTGTCCGATAACATCTCCCTTTTCAAAATCTTTAGATGCCATAATGCCG